CGCACACCAAAGCTTGGTGCTGCGTCCAAAGCCCAAGTGCGTACTCTTAGGGATCTTCGTAACGAGGTCTTTGAGATGCGTTGGCAAGGCACTAAGGCAGAGGATAGCCAACTGCAGTACACCAAGTTTATAATGGACACGTTTAGTCCGTCGAAGTTAATTACAGACATCGACCAAACTTGTGTAGATATATTGGTGAGAAAATGTAAGGCGGTGGGTAATGGAAATGCTACGATAAATCGTAAGTTGACCGCCCTGTCAGTAATGCTCAAGTTTGCCGTCGAGCGTGGTTACATTACCTCAATCCCTGTCATAAAAAAGATGCGCGAGAATAACGAATTACACGTTTGGTTTACTGAAGATGAAAAATCTAAGATGGTTAACATCCTCAATAACAACGGTAAGTCGCACATCTCTGGCCTGATACTATTCTTATGTGATACTGGTCTTCGTGTTAGCGAAGCACTACGCCTGAAGTGGGAGGATTGTATTGATAATAACATTACAGTCTGGAAGACAAAGAATGATAAGCCGCGCACGATCCCACAAACTCAGCAAGTTGTTGACATCTTAGACACTCTTTCTAAGGATGTGCGTGGGCCTTTCTACGATATATCATATTCAGAAACTAGACACGCATGGGATAAGATGCGTAACGCTATGGATAAAGCTGATGTCGAGGGTTGGACTATACATGGTTGCCGTCACACATTCTGCTCAAATTTGGTGCAACAGAACGTACCTATACAAGTCGTGGCCTCACTAGCAGGTCACTCGGACATACGCATGACTATGCGATACGCCCACCTTAATACATCCGTTCTTGAAGAAGCCATACAAAAGTTGAATGAAAGAGATTGACCTAGAGAAATCTAACCACACCACCGCGCAAGCACGTTACCATCAGAAAACTAAAGCCCTCATATCCGTGGGGGCTGAAGCCCATACTAGGACTGGTAAGTTAGCTGTAAGCCATGCGATAAACAACCTAGTCATAGGCATCGAGGAGTACCTCGCAGAGACACGAGCAGGGGAAGGTAAGAAGTTTAAGGAGTATTTCCGCAAGCTTCCTATCGAGTTAACAGCGGTAGTAATTGCACGATCTGTAATCAATTCGATAAGCCAAGAGAAGAAACGTGCGGCTATGGCGGTGCGAGTTGGTCGCGCTCTGGAACGTGAAGTTGCGTTGCAAACTTTTAAGAAAGTAAAAGCCGACCAGTTCCGTAAGCTAGAAATAGAGCATGGTGCTGTAAGGGGCGAGTCCATGAAAGCTAGGAAGATCCTAGTGGATGCTCGTGTAAGGTACGGCTTGAACTACGCTAACTGGGGTGTCAAGGCCTGTGGTGGCGTAGGTTTAACAGCTATCCAAATAATGGCTAAGTATACAGGGATGATTGAGTCATTCACAAAGACTGAATTTGGTAAGCGTGTCGGATATGTATCAGCTACAGCATCCATGATCGAGTGGCTTGATAAGGCTCACGAGCGTCACGCGGTGTCCGAATCCTTGTACCGACCTATGATTAGTCCGCCGAATAAATGGCGTTCTAATTATGATGGTGGATATTATCTAGACCAGTACCAAGATAAGCAGTTGATTGATGATAAAGGTAAGCATTATCAGACTCTTAAAGATAGCGACTGCCCTGCTCTGTTTAGTGCCGTGAACCATCTACAGGAATGCCCTTGGTCTATCAATAACGAGGTGCTTGATGTAATGAATGAGATGTGGCGGAGTGGTATGGCTGTTGGTGGAATGCCTAATCCAAATATCAAACCAGAGCCAGAGTGGCTTGACCTTTACAACGATAGTGCTGATGCTATGAGAGCATATCGTGTTGATCTGTATATGACACGGACAGCAAACTCGCGTAACGTGGGTAAGCGTTACAAGCTACAGTCACTACTTGAGATAGCTGAATCATATAAGGATAAGGTACTCTACTTCCCTCATAGTTTAGATTTCCGTACCAGATGCTACCCAATACCACGCATCCTACATCCACAGGGTGACGATAAAGCTAAAGGGTTGCTGCAGTTCTGTGAGGCAAAGCCTATCGAAACTAAAGAGCAAGAAGATTGGTTCTTCATACATGGTGCTAACTGTTGGGGCGAGGATAAGGTCGGCTTTGAAGATCGTGTTAAGTGGGTCAACGATAACGAAGGATTCATACGCGAGTGTGCAGACCGACCACTCGACTGTATAAGATGGGCAGAGGCTGAGAAGCCTTTCCAGTTCCTTGCATGGTGCTTAGAGTTTAGAAAGTACATGGCGTATGGTAAGAGGTTTAAGTCTCGGATACCTATCGCTATGGACGGCTCGAATAATGGTCTTCAACTCATGTCACTCCTACTCCGTGACGAGAAGTTAGCGAAGCAGACTAACGTGTTGCCGTCTGGTACTCCTCAAGATATCTACCAGTTAGTAGCTGATAAGGTTACCGATAAGTTACAGAAAGATCCTACTGCTGAACATCTCAATCTACTCCGCTACGGTATTGACAGAAAGCTTCTTAAAAAAGCAGTCATGGTAGTACCTTATGGTGGGTCATACACCACACTATTAGGCATCCTTCAAGATGAGATTTACAGCCGATCATTGGTCGAAGGCACGTTACCCTTTAAAAATCTTCGCAAACATTGCGCAAAACTTACGACAGTTTTGTGGCAAGTAATACAGGAGGAACTGCCATCTGCTCTGGCATTAATGACATGGTTGAGACACACGATCAGACCAGTAGTGGCTGAGAACATCGAGCCTTCTTGGTTTAGTCCGTCGAATTTAAAGGTGTATCAAGGATATCGCAATACTAGAAGAGAGCGTGTGATAACTGCCCTAGGGTACAAAGTTCGTCGCGCCTGTAACGTCATGATAGACCTAGATACTTTGAGCGTAGCAAAAAACTCACGAAGTATTTCACCAAACTTCTGTCATTCACTTGACGCAAGCGTTATGCTTACAACAGTAGAAAGGATGAAGCTATGTGGCGTGAATTCGCTGTCGATGATTCATGATTCGTTTGCAACTCATGCTGCAGATAGCCCACTCCTCGCTCGTCAACTTCGAGAGTCAGTCATTCAGATATTCTCTGATAACTTACTTGAGAAATTTCAGCAAGACATTAAATCTTTAATGCCTAACGCTGAGTATCCAGACCTTCCACCTTTGGGAAGTCTAGATATTAATTTACTAACCAGATCACGCTACTTCTTTAGCTGATCGAAACAACTTTTAAAATTTTGAAAAAAATAATTACACCAGTAGGTAGGGCTTTGTTTCCTGCCTTGAACCCAGGATTTCCTGATACAACTTTTGACCCTGTATACCAAGTACTGTTATGCGGTAAGCCAGAAGAGTTTGGGGATTTCATTAAGCACATCCAAGGCATTCACCAAGAAGCTATCGATGCGCAGCAAGCTATCATCACTAAAGGTGGTGGTAAGAAGAAAGTAAAAGTTCACGACCTACCTATCGTTGAGGATATCAAAGATAAGGATGGCAACCTAACAGGAGAGATTGCACTTAAGTGTAAGCTTAAGGCTGAGGGAACTCGTAAGGATGGAAGTTCTTACAAGAATGACTTGATGCTTTTTGATTCTCAAGGTCACCCTTACAGCGGTAACGATGAGGTAGGCAACGGCTCTAAACTTAAGGTAGGTGTCTACCCTAAGACCTGGTTTGTTCCAACTCTTGGAGTAGGACTTACACTTGAAATAGGTGCTGTCTTTATCATCGATCTAATCTCTAAGTCTGGACGCGCTGAAACCGCAGAGGACTGGGGCTTTGAAAAGGAGGACGGTTTTACCGCGCCTAAGAGTACTTCAGAGAAAGTTGTGGAAGCTTTCGGTGGTACTGAAGAAACAAGCGAACACGCTTTCGACTTCTAATGTATGTGTATCTGAAACTCCTGCAGAATCCAGTCCCTGCGTCGCGGCCACGAGTCACACGTTGGGGGGTTTACTTTGGCAAGAAGTACACGGCGTACAGAGATGATGCGCCTAAGACTATTGCCGAAGCAGTAAAACTTGCAGGAGTGGAGGATCTTCTTCCGCTTAAAGACACCTTGTTCGTATCAGCTATTTACGAGGTGCAACAACCTAAAAAAACAAAGCTTCAATACCCAAATCCAGATATTGATAATTACGATAAGAGCCTTTTTGACTGTCTTGGTAAGGCAGGAATATGGGACGATGATAGACAAATACTAGCCTCCTTTTCAATGAAGAGATGGGCGCACAAAACTAAACCACCATGCACACACCTACTGATAACGACTCACGATTCGTCCGACATATCCCCTGCACTAACTGCGGAAGCAAAGACAATGCTTCGCTATATGATGATGGACACACATTCTGCTTTGGATGTAAGTACCGCGAGTCTGCCGACGGAACTGTAGTTAAGGAGAAACCTAGATTGCCATCATCATTATTAGAAGTAGATTATTCACCACTACCCAAGCGAGGACTTACAGAAGAAACGTGTCGCAAGTGGGGGTATGGTCAAGGATACATTAGCGGTAAGCCAGTACAAGTTGCAACATACTGCGACGATCACGGTAAACCTATCGCTCAGAAGTTAAGAGGAGCAGCAAAAGATTTCTCTATCGTGGGAGATGCGAAGAACATGGGGCTTTATGGTAAGCACCTGTGGCAGAGTGGTGGCAAGATGGTCACTATTACAGAGGGGGAAGTAGATGCCCTATCAGTCAGTCAGTTAACTGGGAATAAGTGGGCGGTAGTCTCTGTTCCTAATGGCGCACAAGCTAGTGTCAAAGCTGTAGCAAAAGATATAACTTGGCTTGAGTCATTCGACTCAGTCATATTTATGTTCGACCAAGATGAGCCAGGTCAAGAGGCTGCTAAAGAATGCGCCCTACTACTGAGTCCAGGTAAGGCCAAGATAGCAAACCTACCATTGAAAGATGCTAATGAAATGTTAGTAGCTAATCGTGGTGGTGAAGTTATCAGCGCACAATGGGGTGCTAAACCATATCGCCCTGATGGTGTCATCTGCGGAGAAGATCTATGGGATAAGGTGTCAGAGATAAATGATACTGAATGTATCCCTTACCCTTGGAAGGGGATGAATGAAAAAACCTACGGAATCAGACTCGGAGAACTCGTCTGTCTGACCGCAGGAACTGGCATTGGTAAGTCAAGTGTATGCCGTGAGATTGCTCACTACTTACTTGCTCAAGATAAGAAGGTAGGCTACATAGCACTCGAAGAATCTGTAGCTAGAACTGCTAAGGGATTGATAGGTATTCAACTGAACAAACCTATCCACCTACATGGTCATGAGGTAGACCAGGAGGAACTACGCGAAGGCTTCGAGGCTACTCTAGGTCAAGGTAACCTCACGCTCTACGATCACTTCGGTTCTACCGATGCTGATAACCTACTGTCTAAGGTGCGGTACATGGTGGTGTCCTTAGGGGCTAGGTACATTATCCTCGACCACCTATCTATCGTGGTATCTGGCTACGAGGATGGGGATGAACGCCGCCGTATTGATGCTGTGATGACTAGGCTGAGAAGCTTGGTGGAAGAACTAGGTATATGCCTCTTCCTTGTAAGCCATCTTAAGCGTCCTCAGAACACGCCTCACGAAGAGGGAGGACAAACTAGTCTCGCTCAACTACGAGGCTCACAGGCTATCCCACAGCTTTCTGACATGGTGCTAGGGTTTGAGCGTGACCAACAAGATCCTAACCTGGCTCATGTCACCACCGTCCGTGTCTTGAAGAACAGATACTCAGGGGATACAGGCATTGCTTGCCACCTTAAATACGATAGTAATACAGGTAGGCTGAACGAATGCGACATTGACTTCGAGTCAAGTAACGCAGTCAAGAAACAGTTCTCAGAACCAGTACCTTTCTAATGGAAGTTCATTGGAAGAATAGAGGCTTCGGTAACTACGACGCATACTACAAAGGTAGATTGAGGGGAAGGGTTTCCTCAGTCTATGGGAAGAAGAGAAAGGGTTGGAGGGTATTCTTTCCTAACGATCCTACAGTTACTTACATACTAGATAAACTTGACTTAGCAAAAGAGGTTATCGAATCACACATTAAACATACAGAGAAGCTAAATGGTAAATAATGAAACAACAAAAACTGTCCTCGTCAGTATCAGCGGAGGACGTACATCTGGGTACATGGCGAGATGGATGCAGCAGAACCCTGACAAGGTGGCTGAATTTCTCGGTGAAGATAGTATAGAAATCGTCTATGTATTCGCTAACACAGGAATGGAGCATCCAGATACTCTACGATTCTTAAACGATATTGACGTTAAGTTTGGTCTAGGAATCGTATGGGTCGAGGGGGTCACTCAACATAATGTGAGGGTTTCAACAAAGCACCGAGTAGTTGATTATGAATCCGCTTACACCTACGATCAATGGACAGATGTCAATCATCCATTCCATAGTTTTATCATGAAATATGGAATACCTAATATAAAATTTCCTTCCTGTACTAGAGAAATGAAATTGAATCCTATACATAGCTACATGGCATCTTTAGGTTTAAAGAAAATGAAGGATTATTACACAGCTATAGGCATTCGTGAAGATGAGTCTCGAAGAGTGTCAGCTAGGGCAGGTGTGGAGAACATTATCTACCCTCTTATTGATATGAATCCTGCAGATAAGGGGGATATACTGGAGTGGTGGAGTCAATATGATTGGGATTTGAATATCCCAGAATGGTTAGGAAACTGTGTTGGATGTTACAAGAAGTCTTACAAGAAATTAAAAGCTGTATCGCAAGACTTCCCAGAAGCTTTTGAGTTTACAGCAGGTATGGAGAAGACGTACCCTCGCGTCGGTGCTGAGTTTACAAAATATGATGATGCTGTGGACAGAACATTCTTCCGTATGAATGCCACAACCCCTAAGCTTCTTGAATCTTTTGAGCATGGTGGGGATCACGCTTCTTACATTAACGTGATGGACGATGCAGGTTGTTCTGAATCATGTGAACTTTTTGACACAGACTGGACAAACTAAATGACAACATACAATGATACTACTGACTACCGTAATCGCTACACTCCTGCTATACAGAGCGTGCTAGAGGATATAGGTAGAAAGGATTACAAGGATACTTTTGTATTCGACATAGAGACTGATGGATTCCTTGAGGAGTGTACAAAGATACATTGCATTGGTCTATCTACTCCTGATGGGGAACGCGCAGTCTATGCAGGTAAGGATTTAATAATGGGGCTGAAGCACTTGGCTAATGCCGCACATATTATTGGTCATAACATTATTGGTTTTGATATACCAGTAATCCAAAAGCTTTACCCTACTTGGAGAACTAAAGCTAAGATTAGTGACACGTTAGTGATGTCGCGTATCGGTTGCCCAGATATCATCAAGAGTGATTGGGCTACCATAGATACTAGCGGTATGCCAAAGAAGTTATGTGGTCGGCATAGCCTGGAGTCATGGGGATACCGTCTAGGTATTCGTAAAGGTGAGTTAGGATCTGATGGTAACGAAACAGATTGGTCTACTTATACTGAAGAGATGGGTGACTACTGCTTACAGGATGTTACTGTTAACCTTGTACTCTACCACCATCTTCTAAAGAAAGGCGTGTCACCAGAGTGCCTAGAGTTGGAGCAAGACTTCATGCTAAACATTCACGACATGATGGAGAATGGGTTTGAGTTTAACTCTGAAGATGCAGCAAAGCTGTATGCCAAGCTTCAAGTAAGGAAGAGTGAGATAGAAGGTAAGCTTCAAACTATCTTTCCTCCTCAAGTTACTTACTTGAAGACTCCTCAGTATTACTTAGATAGATACGATAACAAGTATCGCATTAAGGGTGATGCTCCTAATGATGAACGTGCTTCGCTAAGGCGTGGGCCTCTTAAGGAAAGAAGCGTACCCTTCAACCCAAGTAGTCGTGACCAGATAGGTAAAGCTTTCATTGAGAAGTACGATTGGAAACCTAAGGAACATACCAACGAAGGTAAGCCTAAGGTTGACGAGAGTATATTGATGTCGTTACCTTACCCAGAAGCTAAACCTTTAGCAGAGTACATGATGCTTACTAAGAGGATTGGACAGTTGGCAGAGGGTGATGCTGCATGGTTGAAGCTAGTTAAGGAAGATCGCATACATGGTTATGTAAACCACAACGGTGCTGTATCAGGTAGATGCACTCATAGCCGTCCAAACATTGGACAAGTACCTGCAGTCCGTGCGCCCTTTGGTAAGGACTGCCGTGAGTTGTTTACTGTGCGTCCAGGTTACAAGCTTGTTGGTGCAGACATGAGTGGCTTAGAGTTACGTTGCCTTGCTCATTACCTATACACTTGGGATGAGGGTGAGTACGCTAAGGAGATCTTATCTGGTGACATCCATACCATGAACCAATGGGCTGCAGGGCTAGAGACACGCGACCAAGCTAAGACTTTTATCTATGCCTTTCTTTATGGAGCAGGTTCAGCTAAGATAGGGGACGTAGTCGGCGGTGGTATTAAAGAGGGGACGATGCTGAAGCGTAGATTCTTAAAGACTCTACCTGCACTTCAATCTCTCATCGATGCTGTCGAACAAAAGGTGAAAGCTACAGGAAGTTTAAAAGGATTAGATGGTAGACCGTTACCAGTACGATCAGTACACTCGGCTCTTAACTTATTACTACAATCATGTGGCGCAGTCTTGATGAAGAAAGCTACAGTAATATTAATGGATCAGATAAAGAAGAGAGGACTTGATGCTAGGTTAGTAGCACACGTTCACGACGAAGTTCAGTTGGAAGTCCGTAGTGACAAGGCTGAGTTCGTAGGAAAGTTAGCAGTCTTCTGCATGAAACGTGCAGGGGAAAGCTTTAAATTTAAATGCCCACTTGATGGGGAATTCAAAATAGGAAACAACTGGGCTGATACCCACTAATAAAATGAAAATAATTCACGAAGAAATAGTAATTTACAATGACCACGAAGACGCTCACCCTGATGACAAGGTGGTTGCCCAGTTATGGAATGATGGCGATGTATCAATCAAGGACTTAGAGAATGAGTCTGGTGTGTTCATATCACTTGATGACTTGGAACAGTTAGTTAAAAGCTTACAGTTCAAGCTGAAGTTACATAAGGAGAATGAAAGGTATAAGAAGGAGAATAAATGAAAGCACTCCTAGACCCTACCCCTCTCCTGCTCATTGATGCAGACGTACCTCTCTACCAAGCCTCCTTTGCTGCAGAGCATGAGTGGCAATGGACTGAAGATGTCCAAACTATTAATGCCGATATCGATGATGCCGAGCGTGTGTTTGAACTCTACATCCACAAGATCGTGAGGGAATTCCCTGACGAGTTTACCCCACTACTCTGCTTCTCAGGTAAGGGTAACTTCAGAAAGGATATCCTACCGACCTATAAAAGTAACCGCAAGAACAGGCGTAAGCCTTTAGTGCTAGGGGAACTCCGTGAGTTAATGATGACGAAGTACATCTCAGTAGTCCACGGTAACCTAGAGGCTGATGATGTACTCGGCATAATGTCAGGATCTGGTGTTATGGTTTCCATAGATAAAGACCTCAGAACCATACCTGGTTTACTGTATAATCCTAACAAGCCTGATGATGGAATCGAAGTAATCGAGGAAGACGAGGCTGATTATAATCACTTGTACCAGACCCTTATTGGGGACTCTACTGATGGCTACTCTGGATGCCCAGGTATCGGCCCTAAGAGAGCCGCTAAGATATTAGATGAGGATTGCTCATGGGAAGCAGTTGTGTTTGCTTATGAACGCAAAGGTCTAAGTGAAGATGATGCGCTAGTCCAATCAAGGGTGGCTCGTATCCTCCGACCTGGAGAGTATGACTACCCATCTATGAAGCCAATACTATGGCAACCTCCAACCTTCAATGACATCGAAACTTCCTGATAACGTAAATGTAATGGGTACTCTCTTTAAGATAGTACAAGGTACACTAATAGATGAGGAAGGTAACGGATCGTACGGTGAATGGGATGGAACTGATCTAAGTATCCACTTAGAGGTAACATCCCCACGACCTCATAAGGCCATTACCTTACTCCATGAACTCATACACGGCATAGATGAACTATGCTATATGCGCCTCAGTCACCAGAATGTTTATATATTGTCACAGGTTCTGTATCAAATAATATTACAGAATCCAGAACTAATAGAGTATATCTCTAACTCCTATTCAGAAGATAGGGAGGGGCAGGGGGATGGGCGCAGCGCAGGACACGCACATCAGAGTGAACACGGTAAGGACGGCTGTAATAGCTAAGAGTTTTTCTTTCTTCTTACTCATCTTTATCAATCTGCTTGTGAACAATATCCGACATTAATTCAACAGGGTCTTTAGGTTCTGACACGTCGGTGATGCCTTTAAGGATCGCACTAATCTGTGTAACGACTAGCGTGATAAGTGTAGCCACAATGGCTAAGTTTTCTCCTGCGGTGAACTGCACAGAACCGAGGAATGCAAGCACGAGTAGGCATAAGTAGAACGCGCCGAATACAGCAAGGTGCTTACCTGCC